GTGCTACATTAGAAGAAGAATCATTCTCATCCACCGTTACAGAATTACCCAACATCGCACTAATGATAACATCATCCATAGTACGTCCCATAGCCCATACACCTGCTTTCATATATTCAGATGTAGGATCAGCCAACATTCGTACCTTGTCAGCTTTGTCGATTAAGTCAGCCCAGTTGTAATCTTCCATACTGACCCTTCTACGACTATGTGGTGTTGAGATAAGAGGTGTATCAGAATGTCTACTAGTAATCTTCTGTGCAGATGTACTGCCTAGACGATCAAAGTGGTCATACTTACCCACTACATCCGTATTACTACGAACGTATTCACGCAAACGTGAACCCTTTTGCTGTACCAAGTGCATAAAACTGTCCCTGAACTTCTGGACAAATGCTTTATTGACTTCAGTACTCATAACAATTACCTCTATTTAAAAGAGATTAAGGAATTAAAGAGTTGTCTACACTATGTAGGCTCTATTTGCGTGAAGATTTAGTTGTCCGTTTGGGGGCTAATTTCTTCACTAGTGATGGCTTTACAACCTCTGCAACAACTCTCTTCGCTACTGGACACACACCGTAAAATGTGGTCGCTGAGGTTTGAGTATTGTAGTGAGTGCAAAACCCAATTCTGTCTGGTGTTTCTTTACCTTCGATACGTCTATCTTTAATGGTAAAGTTAGCACAATCAGCGCAGAAAATGTTTTCGTTTTGGAGACTCATTCGTCCTCCGTATATACTAGATCATACAATCGATCTCTATATTGTATGGCTTCTTCATGTTTGCTATTCTTTGGATCAAATAATGCTTCGTGATACTTATGGTTCTTGTCATTTAGTATAGCACCAATTTCTAGTTTAGCTGTATCAGAATCTATAGAACCGCTATCTTTTCCAGACCCACCCATATCAGGATCGCTGAAGGACTTACCTATACGGTGTAAGAACTTAATCATAGCAACATTGTTTGATACTCCAGAGTCATTTACAAACTTGCGTAGATCATCATCAGCAAATCTGTTAAATGCTTTTCGTGAAATAGCAAGATTTTTATCGTATTCCCTAGCACCCCACTCTTTTTTAAGTGAAGTTTCAGCATTAACTTTTGCTTGTTGCATAGAAGCTGTATTATTAATATCTGATTCTTCATTCATTTGCGAATAAAAATCAATAGCTTCTTGTGCTTGCTTATTTGTCAAGCCAGACTTGAATGCTCTCTCTAGGAAATCACCATAGAGTTTAGAGTCATATTCTGTGCCAGCCCCACCTTCTGTGGGTACATTGATCTCATATTTGTCAGGAGCTTCTGGTCTACCTAACTTACTATAAAATGTATTAATTTCATCTTCACTAGAATCCTCAGTTGGTATTTTATCCCTAGAGCCAACCATCTTCTGTAACTCTAAGTAGGAAGTCCCTAATGAACCAACATCCTTAAACTTACCTAGTGTTTCATTATCTCTTAAATCATCTGACAAATACTGTGTCTGCCATGTATCATCTGCTACTGGTGCTTCTGTTTCGATGAGATTATCGCCCTCTACGGTCACATCTTCAGCTTCAGCCATTGAACATCTCCTTTAGTTGGTTACAAGCTATTTTAGCTTTATCAAAATACCCTTGTTTAGTCATTGTTTTACTATGTACTGCATCAAACATTTTCTTTGTGTCACATAAAAATGGTCGTTTATCATATATAGAACACTTATTATCTTCTGTAAGATCTGGACAACCAATAGCTTTACAGCAAGCCCCACATTCATCACAAGGGAAATTCCAATCATCAGACACTCCGCTTTGCAGAACGCTCTTTAATTAAATTTATCATTAGCTCAATATCAGATGGCTTAATAGAACAATTTGTATTCCAAAATCGGTTATAAGCTTTCTTATATTTGCTGTACTTAACTTTTTTCATCCTTCACTCCACTCAGGCTGTTTCTTGTTTTGTACACTATATGAACTTGGATGTAGATTTTCTTGCTTAGAAGCTTTATAAGCTCTTATTTGTTCTTTAATCCCAATGACAAGCCCTCTACCACCTTCATTAAAATAAGTTGAATAAGGATCGTTGGGTACTGCCGACACTTGACTTTGATATAGATTGTCTAAAAATTCTAGTACTTGCTCTCCATATATTCCAGAAAATGTTTTTGCTATAGCTTCTCTGATCTTATCAAGTTCTTCATTGTACTGGGAACGCATCTAGACCTCCTAGGGCTTTAACCATTGGAGCAGCTTTTCCTGCACCTTCAGCTATACTAGCAGACTGCTCTAATTGTTGTTGTTGTTGTAGTTGTTCTTGTCTTTGTTGTCTCAGTTGTGCTACTTCTTCAGCAGACCTCATTACCGTAACAGGTACTGCCATCCTTTCTCCAATAATTTGCAATGCTTCATCAACATCAATGTTGTCAAGTACTTCAGGCGCAAACGAAGCCATATTAGCTGCAACACCAAGCCACCTCTGGATACTAGTAACGTCTTGTATCTTTTGGTTTTTTGCCAATTGACCAACATAGGACACCTCAATCTCATCTAATTGTTGTAGTGCAGGTGGGGGTGGTGGTAATGCGCCTGCTCTATTAAGTAAGCCAAAGCTACGTAGAATTAATGGTGTTAATACTTCACCCTCAAATCTTGCTACAGTAGGGCCAAGTAGTTTCTGTATCTGTTCTCTAACAGTTGCCACTTCTTCAGCAGTCATGTTTAGCTTTTCTGGTAAGACCAGTTGATCTGCTAAGAAGATACCTCTAATGGATTTTTTGAGTTCGTCTGCTTTTAGGGATGAGAGATCAAATCGCCCTTCAAATCTAAGGAATTTAAATCTTTCTGGTTCTCTAGAGTAGTTAATAGCTGAAGGAGTCATTCTAAAAGTTCCAATGATACCTTGATCTGGTGCTATTAATGGTGGATGTACAGCAGTTGCTAATCCTTTTAGTTCTAGTTCACGTATTTTGTTAATTGTTTTAATGTCTGGCATCGCTATGTCGGCAGGACTTCTACCCCATAGTTCACCAGAAGCTTTCTCAAATCTACCAATTACATAGGGTAGTTCTTCAAAACCACTCTCTCTGCATATTGTAGAAGAATCTAGATGTATATCTACAGCAGCAAACTTCTTATCCATTACATCTTGAGAGCCAAGCTTGTATTCTTCTCTGGGTACTAGTACTCTAACAAAGGTAAATTTTTCATCTGGATTACCTTTAAGAGCTTGCTTAATTCTATCTGGTAGTTTACGTAAACCAAACATCTGTTTAGCTTGTCTTGCAGTATATACATATTCCCAAAATACTGTATCTGGTTTTCCTCTCTTATCTTCAGCAAAAACAAACTGACCTGTAGGAATAGAAGTAAATACTAAACCCCCAAAATCACCTCTATAGGTATCATCCTCTTCTAATAAAAGATTGATCGTGCCGAATGAAGTAAAGTCTAAAAACGCTTCCCCAATAGAAGTGTAGAAGTTACTTTCATGCAAAGCAAAGAACATCTTCTGAGTAACTTCATGGAACCAACGCTTGACTGCTTGATCTTTATTGAGTGCGGAAGCTGGATGTCCACTAGGAATTGACAACCCAAACCAAACTACAGATTGAGGTACTAGTGCATTCTGCATAGACATTGCCATCAGTCTACTAGCTTCAGGAGCAGAAGAATCAAACATCTTATTAGTATGTCGATCTGCACTGTTATGTGAAGAGCTATCTACTTGCTGTTTACGTGGTCTAATATAATCTCTTACATCACGAAAGAACGGTTCCCATAACATCCTATCTTGTTTAAGGTTTTCATAACGCCTTACTAGATCTTTTACGTAAGACATTTTAAGCTCCTAATAGTTGTTTTTTGTCATTTTCATCAGAACCTAATAAACCACCCGAAGTAGGTCTATCCGCACGTTTACCTAATTTGATTCGTCCTTTTTTGATTGAAGCGGTAGCAGTTCTATTGTCAAAGTACTTACTTGAGTCACCTTTAACATCTGCTAGAGTAATAGACTTGTTATCTCTGTAGGAACTTAGAAACTGGTTAGGTGTTTTTCCTGGACTGATTGCGTTAAAGAACTGCCCTGTAGCACTTCTTCTCCGCTCCTGTTCTGGGTTTTCGTACATGTAATCTATGTAGTCAGATATTCCTTCTATTCTAAATTGTTCGTCACGTTCTCCTTGTAATTTTAGTCTTCTTTGTTCTTGCGCTCTGTTTATAGCACCATAATCAACGGCAGGTGCAGAGCCACCTTTAAAGACTGCATTTTTAAAAAGTTTGTTAGCCCAGTAGTTGTATTCTTCTTGATATAGTTTTTTCATAGTATTTACTCCGATAAGAGTCCCTTGTTAAGTTTAGTGCCTACATTTTTTTTCTTATAAAATAAACTAGGCGTATCTAGATCTTCTTCTGCAACGCTACCTAAACCTAATGCTCCACCCTCATTAGTGATTGTGTTTTCTCTTGTATCAGTAGACGCAAGTCTTCTCATCTTTCTACGCCTCTCATCGTCAAGTTTTGCTTGTGTGACTGCTGCTGGCTCTGGTAGTGGTGTCTTTGGCGGTAAGTATTCCGCTTGACTTGGTGGATCAACTACCATTGGTGCAGGCATTGCAGGCATAGCTCCTTTACCGCCCATATCTATCTCCTATTGAAAAACGTCATATCCAGCTACTGCTGTTTCTTGTGTTGGCGTAACATCTAAGAATCCTGCCTCAAATCCTAGTGTACCAGTGGCAAGTGCATCAAATCCATGACTTGCCCAATTATGCAATGGACGATTCTTATAGCACCCATTCTTGTCATCCCATTCCTTACGGTAGTTCTTTAAACAAGTCAAGCCTCTACTACACTTGTTCTCATCAAAATATAATTGAGGGAAAACATTTCTTACACTTTCTATTTTATCCATAACATCATTAGGTCTTGGCACTGTCTGAAATATCAAACCCTGCTCCCTAGCAAACTCTTTACGTGTCTTACCAATCGTAAAATCCCTTACTTCGATATCATGTGGTGCTAGATGTTTACCGTATATATAATCTCTCTGCTTTAAAAGATTAACGTAATGAGTTAATCCTTCATCAGAGTTTTCATAGTAGTCTATAAATCTTACGCAATTCTGATGCAGTTGGAAAAACCAAATACAAGTAGTATCGTTAATACCAAGATCCCAACACGTGTGAACTGGTATTCTTCGTATGTAAGGTACAGCATCAACTCTATTATCCTTGTAAGCGTTTTGTAGATGTCTGGCTAAGTAAGCACCTTCAATGCTTTGTTCAAATGCTTCTTTAGCTGTCGTTGGGTATTCTCTCTTGACATCTTCACCTAACTCTGCGTTCTTCTTAGAGTACCAAGCTTTCTGTGCATTTGTAAACTTAATTTTTAACAGTTCTTCCTGTTTAGTGAAGTAAGTCTGCATATCTGGTGGAACTTGTGCTGTAGTCTCCAGTGCATATGCTTTTTCCTTGTACCAAGGGAAGAAAAAGAACCTATAATCCATCGTAGTCAGTTCTTTTCTAGATAGATTGTCTAGTTCAGAGTCTCTACACTTCACAAAGAAGTCACCTTCGTTACCCATAGCAGTAGATTCGATTGCTAACAAAGCATCTCTAGGTAATGTTTCGATACTACCTGTACGAACCTCTCTAGCTTTCTCAGGTTCTTTAGCGCAGATCTTTCCATACTCTGTAATCAGTAATTGAGATAAAGTACCAGACCTCATAGAAGTGGAAACACGAAACGCTGAACCATTGCTGAATATCAAACGCTTTCCTTGCTCACTTTCTAGTTTAATTGTTTTATGTATCAGTTCTTTTAAGGCAGGTATGTCTTTTGCTACGTTGTCAAATACATCTTTAACTTTAGTTCTAAATATCTCCTCTGCATTCTCCCTAGTATCAGCAATAATACCTGCTTCTCTATTAGGATTGAATAAACAGTCATCTAAAAACAGTACAGCAAAGAATGTAGTCACCCCTAACTGCCGTGCCTTTAAAACAATGACTCTATTCCAGATGTTATTGTACAGTTCGGATTGCGCCCAGTTTAATTTAAAGGGTATTAATGAACTGCCTTCTTTGGGTCTGATATGGTAAAGGTTATTTAATCTCCAAGTCCGACTCTTAATTAGCCGTACTAGGTTTTCTTCCGTCTTTGGGTTCGTTCCCTTTTTTATAGTCAAATCCTGCTTTCCTCTCTTCAATTTGTAGCATGGCTTCAGCAATTGGGTTCATAGCGGATGCTAAACTATGGCTCTCAACGTGAATTTGTTTAACTTCAGGATATACTAGCCTCATTACCTTGAGTGCAATGTCTGCACGTACCTTTGGTGGTGTTTCTTCATCCCTAAATAGGTTAATAACCTCTTCTAGAGGATCAAAGTTAAGCTTATGCAGTACCTCACTAACCAACTTGTTTCTACCAAGAGAGTTCTTAGGTCTTCCCGGCCCCCCTGTACCGCCCTTACTGAACATGGGTACAGAGTTAACCTCTTTATCAATTTTGATCTCATCAGTCATACATTACCCAATCATCTTGTGGTTTAAGGAAAAGCATCGGTGCTAGTTTAATGACATATCGAAGGTTTCCAACCATTAAATAGACCTCATCACCGACTAACTGGACTTCTTTGCACTCTGAAACTGGATACTGTGCAAGTATAGGGTACGCATACCTATTACCATCTTGGAATAATACAACAATACCTAGTGAAAAGTGCAGTTCCCATTCAACCATCTCAGTAAAAGGAGGTACTTCTGGCTTTTGAGGTACAGACTCTGCTTGTACTGGAGGAGAGGACAGTAAAATCCATACCACCAGAAGCACCCCTGATAACTTCATTCCTTTTTGCGGTCAACCCCCATCTTCCAAGTAGTAGCACCACCGATACCAACCATGCCCCACGCTTCAGATGAAAATTGATGGAATCCAAAGAACTGACAACCCATCATTCCCATTGCAAGCCCCATGATACAGTACGTTTTGTACCCTGCCATTGAGC